AATCAGTCCTCTATGGCAAGCTAGCCAAGCTAACTCAGCCAGACTAAAAGTCTGGCTGGATGCGGCTCGAGCGGCAGGGCTGGCGGTAGGATTTAATGTTGATCATATCGCGGATGGGCGCGCTTTTTTGAAGCAGGCTGAGATTGTAACTTTATGTAATAGTTACGATAACTTGTTTCTAGAGTGTGAGGTCGAAACGGGCTGGGGCCAAACAGCACAACAGTGGCTGGATGACGTAATCGGAATGGTCATGGAGTTACGCGGCGCTGGACATATTCACCCGATCAAGGTTGGCAGCCCTGCGGGCGGTCGTGTAATCAAACTACCCCTGCAGGTTGGTAAACAGGTTGTGGATGCAGATCCACTAAAAAACGTCATGTTTACAGCTCAGCTTTATTGGGATGAGATTGTACCAGTGGGTAGTTGGCACTATCAGCAGGAAAACGGTGTTCCTGTTTCAGCCGCTGACCCGACAGGTGCTATTGAAGTCGCAAAACGGATGAAAGACAGTGGCCTATGCTTCCTTGTCGGTCTAGATAAAGTAGACGATATTGGAACTACCCTATACAAGCAATTTATGCCTGAGGCCGACAAACATGGGCTAAATGTTCAGTGGTGGACACTTTTCAATGACATGCGAAAAGACAATGAGATTCTTGGTGATTATCGTCAGCGACCTCAGGATGTTACGGCAACTGGCACGGAAGTTGCAGCGCTGTTTGCTGTAAAGAGTAAGCCAGCAGTTCTCTAAACATCGCTATCATTGCCCTGGGTCCACGGATCTGGGGCGAGATTGTCTACATGCTCCTGCATAACTTCCCTAAATAACCAACGCCCGTGGTCCTTAACATACCATCTCCAATATTTAGCATAACCACAGCCAGGAGTCGGTTTATTTAGTTTATCAAATTGGTAGCTTCTGGCCACTTCTTGCTTTCTTGCAGGTTTTATGCCAAACTGCCCTTAAATGCGATTTCTCAAAGGTTTACGTAAAGTTATTAAAGTCATTGGGCTTTTAGATTCTTTACTTGAACAGTTTGAACGAGAAATGAAGTCAACGCAAGCGACTTCTGAGTTTTATAAGGAATGGACTAGGTAAAAGTGACTCGCCGAACTGGAAAAGAAGCTTTGCATACCCGCATTGTCAAAATGGACAAAAAGAAGCGGGTAGAAGACCTTTCTGAAAAGGAAGTCATGTTTGAAGCGGACTATGAGTCCTGCTTTGATGACTTGCCGGCAGATGTTCGTAAAGCATACCTAAATGGAACTTGGGACCTAGATTAATGGTTGAAGCTCGCAATCCAAGGGCTGCTGACGGTAGCAGTGATCTGTCAAGTACTCATCCAGAGTATGATTATAGGGTTTATCAGTGGCAGCGATGTAAAGATGCGCTGGCTGGGCAAGATGCGATCAAATCGCGTGATGGGGGGCATTGTTACTTACCGCCAACAGCTGGCATGATCCTAGATGGAATGAACAATGAACATGAACTGGGATGGCAAAATTACCAAGCCTATAAAAAACGCGCCCACTATTACGGCTATGTGGCCGAATCGGTCGATCTTGCACTAGGTATGCTTTGGAACAAACCTCCGGTAATTGAAGGTATTAAAGGTACTCCACTTGAGTATCTAGAGACTAAAGCAACTCATGAAGGAGAATCCCTAGAACGTCTTCTTTACAGAATCAATGAGGCTCAAATTGCTACAGGCCGGATTGGGCTGCTGGCTGATTTGCCGGCAGGGCAGATTGAGGGAAATCCTAAACCTTATATTAGTATTTACAGTGAATGCTCAGTTATTAACTGGGATGCATCTTTCCAAGGCGAATTGGCCACAGAGGCGCTTAACCTTGTAGTTCTCAATGAGTCCGGCCCCAAGAGAATGAATACGTTTCAGTGGGAAGACTGGACACAATACCGCGTTCTTACTCTAGGTCCTGTAGATACTAATGAGCCAGCAGGTGTCTATCGACAAGGGGTGTTCAGTGACTCTTCTGCTGCACCTGTATTTGATGAAGAAGATATGTTTGTGCCAAACATCCAGGGCCGAACACTAGATGAAATTCCGTTTGTTTTTATTAATGCCAACAGTACGACGAGTTGTCCACAAGATCCGCCACTACTTTCTTTAGTGGATTTATCGTTGTACTTGTATCGGTTGCAAGCTGACTACAGTGCTGAACTTCACGGACAGACTAGCGCCACCCTCGTAACCAAAGGCTTGGTTCAGTCACCAAAAGACGAAAAGAAACCTAAGCGTTTAGGTGTTGGTGGTCACGTAGACCTTGGTACTAACAAAGAAGCAGAAGCTTACTTTCTGGAATTAAGTGGTAAGGGACTACCTGAACTCAGGACCGCTGTCGAAAATGCAAAGCAACTTTGCCGCGAGCGCTCGGGAGAAGTGGTTGACCAGAGTTCTCGAGGCCGTGAATCTGGAAACTCATTAGAGCAGCGTATTAGTGTACGGACAGCAACACTTCACTCCATAGCTCAGCATGCAGCGGAGGGCCTGACTAAGATTTTACGAATCCTAGGTAAATGGCTCGGAATGAAGCCGGAGGCGATTGCTAAAATTAAAGTAGTCCCGAATACAGTATTTGCAAAAACTTCTTTTGATTCTATTGACTTGCTTGCACTCACAAAGTCTAAGCTAAATGGTGGAGCTATTATCCCCTTCAGTATGATTCATCAGTATCTTGTACAAAAAGGCATGACTACGCTTTCATTTGATGAAGCCTATAAGATCTGGCAGTCAGAGAAGCCAATTATGGACGAAATGAACGAAGTTCTGGCTGAAGGCGCTGAATTGATGGCAAAGGCAAACGCGGCCGGCAACCCAACACCCGGCCCGACAGCAGGTTCTCCAAGCGCTAAGGCGTCTGGGGCTAAACAAGAAAGTAAAACGACTCAGGCAGATAGTGCTGGAGTTTAACAAGAGGAAAATGAAAATGAAGAAACTATTTGTTCTAGGCGCCGTTGTTCTAGCGGCAGGTTGCGCCGGCTACCAGGCCAAACTTGATAGTGCTCAGGCCAAGGCTAAGGATCTTAAGCAGCGCGTTGAGTGCCGAGCTAAGGTTCTAGTCCCATATCTTGATTTCGTTTTGGAATCAGATCTTCCGGCTCTTCTAGATGGCGCTGATCTTAGCGACGTCATGGCAGTTTCGGGTGAAGCCGAAGCGGAAGTTGCCAAGGTCAAGGCTGCATTTGCAGCTTGCGGTAAACTGTAATATATTAACCACATAAGTAAAGTAATAGAAAGTAATCTTAACCCACCAAATTAGTATGGCATTAAAATACACATTAGACTCAGTTGAAGAATTGTCCGAGGATTTAAAGCAGCACTACCGCGAAGAGAACGGTAAGTGGTTCCTAGAAGCAGAAGGTGTTAAGCCTGTTGCGGATTTTGAGAAAATCACAGGTGCACTTACCAATGAGCGTAAACTTACCAAAGAGTTTAAAGACAAGGCGGCTATCTGGGAATCTAAATTCACCGGGAAGACACCTGAAGAGATTCTTGCACAACTAGAGCGAATTCCTGTCCTTGAGGCCGAATCTCAGGGTAAAGTTGATCAAAAAAAGCTCGGTGAAATTGTCGAGACGACAGTTAAACAGCGCATGGCTCCTCTTGATCATGAGATCACTAAACTACGCCAGAGTGTAGTTGAGCGTGAACAGGAAATTGCCCAGTTTAAAGCGGCCGATCGTCGGAGAACAATCCATGACGCCGTTCGTGTTGTTGCGGCTAAGGAAGGTTTTCAGGAGACTGCTTACTCCTCTGCAGATGGTGCCCTCATGCTTCTGGCTGAGCGCTACCTTACACTGAACGAAGGCGGAGATGTGGTTGTTTCTGACGAGTCTCGTCTTTTGACTCCTGGCTTGCCTCTCCGTGAAGCTCTTGTCGAGCTTGGTAATCATCACCCTTATCTAAAGAAGCAGAGTGTCGGCGGCGGTGCAGCAGGCAGTAACGGTGCTGCTGGTGGTGCTAGCTCAAATCCATTCAAGACTAACGACATGACGGCGCGTGGTAAATTTATGGCTGAGAACCGCAAGGATCCTGCCAAGATTGAGTTCATGGTTCGTCAGGCCGGTCTCAAGAATGCACACGAGAAGCATCCGGGTAAATAACATATCAGTATGCTGTCAAAATTACTGAATGACCCAAATCTCTCTGTTGAGGAGATTGAGAGAATGATTACTCTTCGTGACTTTTACCAGTCTGCAGTTGAGCAGGTAAAAGAACTTTGTAACGACGGCCCAGAAAGAACAGTATCACTGAGACTTCTAGAAGAATCTCTTTCTTGTGCCATGAGATGTGTACACGTAGAAGAAAATCCATTCTTGGGAAATAACATAACTAAGCGAGGTAAGTACATGAAGAAGAACCCGAACCGCAGGGAAAAGAAAATGAAAGACGCTGGTCTCACTTCTCCATGTCAACTACACGCCAAGCAAGGAGATAATTGAGCAATGGCTACTAAGAAAAAGAAGAAAGTCAAAGTCAAGAAGTACTGATGACTAGGCGCGAGGATCGTAAAGACAAGCCAAAACCTAAAGAACCTTCTCTTAGTTTGGAGCAAAGAAAACTCAAGCTAAGAGAAGAGATTCGAGCGTCATTCGTCAGGGCCTTCTCTCATGAAGATAGTGCAGTCATTCCTAATCGACGTAGTAAGTAATGGCTAGTTTTGTCCTAATTAGGGAACTTTTAAGTCTTGAAAGAGATCAAGGTCTAAAACGTCTATTGTTAGGATTATATAGTGTTTCTGATGGTGCAGACGAGCCATCTCGTCGATACATTGCTTGTTCGGAACAAGTTAGGCCAGATAAAGATAGTGACTGGGTTTCAGGACGCAAGGGTATAACAGTAAGGAGAGCAGAAGTCGGCCAGCTGATTGCTGCTTTACAGTCAGCTGATCTTGACGCTAAGCCAGACGGTAAAAATCTCTCGGACAGAGAATATGCGCTGACCCTTGATTGGTAGTTTAGTAGCAAGGTTCCGGTTCAAATACTTCACAGTCTGCGCTTCGGCAGACTAATTCAAGAGAAGCCGAGTCAATACATTCTCTATTCTCGGCTTTACCTCCCTCAGTCATAATTCCGGTCTTGGAGTGACCTCCTACACCAGCAACTGCATGTCCAAGTTCATGTAGGATAAGAGAGTCAAAAGAAAAGTAGCTACATTTGTATCTTTTCATAGTTACTACGATTTCTCTGTTCGTAAAGTCCATATTGCCGCAATTAGATTTACCTTCAACATAAACCCAATCATCTTGAGTAGTTATAGGGATGCCTACTTCTGATATACCGAGACCAATTCCACTAGCGGCTAACCACCTAGCTAAGGACTTTCTTGTGCCCTGTTCTGACAAAGAATCCGGCGAGAAATTGATAATGGGTGTAGTTATATTAGTTGTAGCAGGAGTAGAAATTGTTCCAGTACAACCAACTAAAAAGACAAGTAGTAAAAGTATCACTCAGTAAGTGTAGCTGATACTAGGATTAAGGCTAAGTCAATGGGTATTTGCATTTACTTTTGAGTTATGCAATAATGATGCCAAGGTTACGAACAAAAGTGAGTTTTGTTCCCGGCAGCCAAGTTCCGTGATGGTAATGGCTCGGCAAACAACCGAAACCATTAAACTTTATCACGGTTTGTAAGTTCCAATTTTCAAAACTTACAGGAAAAATCATGGCTTCTGTAGGCCTTAGTGAAATCATTGTCCCAGAAATTTTCTCCCCCTATGTCCAGATGCTTACCGAGGAAAAGGCGAAGTTCGTTGCGAGTGGTATCCTTGCCCGGTCTGCTGAACTCGACGCATTCCTTGCCGGTGGTGGTAACACTCTAAACAAGCCGACCTGGAAAGACCTCGACAACACGGTTGAGCTAGTTGCTAACGCTTCCGCTGCAAGCGTACTAGCTGGTGGTTCTGGTCTAGCTCCTCTAAACATTGATAGCTACAACGAGATTGCGGTTAAACTTTCACGTACCCAGCAATGGGGCGCGATGAAGCTTGCCGGTGACCTCGCTGGCAGCGATCCAATGGCGGCGATTGCCGGCCGTGTCGCGGCTTACGAGGCGCGTCAGCTTGAGATTGTTACCCTAGAGATTCTCGAGGGTATCTTCGCGGATAACGATGCGGCTCCTGATGCAGGTCCTGGCGACACCCATACCGCAAGTGATCTTACGTTTGACGCTAGCGGCGTTTCTTTCGTAGCGGGTGTTACCAACTTCACTGCGGAAAACCTCTTTGATGCGGCGCAGACTGCAGGTGACAGCCAGGAGGATTTCAAGATCCTAGCGGTTCACAGCGCGGTTTTCAGCCGCATGCGTAAAAACAACCTCATTGACTTCCTACAGGACTCTGTGACCGGTGCTTCTCTAGCCACGTTCCAGGGTATGCAGGTTGTTTATGATGACAGCATGCCAAAGAGCGGCAACGTCTACCACAGTTACCTCTTCGCGCCTGGCGCGCTAGAACTTGGCTGGGGCAGTCATCCCAAGGCGACTGAGGTTGCGTGGGCTCCGGACGGCGGTAACGGATACGGTGAGGACATTCTCTACCGTCGGCGTGTTTACTGCGTTCACCCCATGGGTCACGCCTACATTGGTGCGGCTACCGGTGGCGGTCCCGCGAACACGGTTCTTGACGACGCGGCTTCTTGGAGCCGTCAGTGTCCCGAGCGCAAGCAAGTCAAGATTGCGCGACTAATTACGCGGGAAGCGTAATTGGTCTTCGGACAAGGGCTGCTGCCTACTTTTAAGTAGCAGCCCTTTGTTCGAAACTTCTTTTATAGAAAGGTATACGAAAATGAAAGGTTTACCAAGATCTCTTGCTCATGCCAAACCAGGCACTGAACCAGGTCCACGTCGAGTTCGTTATGATCTTCGCGATCTATCGGTCACTGTAACTGCAGGTGCTTCTACTGCCAAAGGCCTAGGTACTGCTGTACTTGGTGATCTTCCTGAGGGCAATGTTTTGTTCTTAGGGGCTATCAGTTACCTACAGTTTGAAAGTTCTGATACTGATGTCAGTGCTACATGGGATGGTGACTATAGCGTAGGTACTACAGCTTCTGCTGATACTACACTAGATACCACAGATGCAGATATTATTAGTTCTTCGGCAATTGGTGCAGCTACAGCTAAGCTTTCACCGGTTGCTCGCGGAGAGGGAGACACGCTAAATATGTTTAATAACACAGATGGCTCTCTAGAACTAAATCTTAACTTCACTACAGATGATGACGCAGTAACAGACTCCCAGACTGCTATCTTCTTAGTTAATGGCTACGTAGAACTTGTCTACATTGTTTTAGGTGACGATTAATGATCGTTAAGTCACTATCAAAAGTGGCTTTTATTCTCGGCCTTGGGGTTGTCGCAGGTTGCGATGACCCTGAGGTTGAAAGTAACCAATAAAATTTAAAAGTAGTCAACTACACTACGTTTGTTAACCACTTACCCACCACAGATATGAACACAGAACAAATCCTACAATCCCTAAGTAAATTAGATCCTTCTAATAAAGACCACTGGACACAGAATGGTCAGCCTCTCCTATCAGCTGTAGGCGACGGCGTCACACGTTCCCAGATTATTGATGCGGCTCCTCACTTCTCAAGAGATAATCCGGTTTTGCCGGAGAAGCAAGAACTATCTGACGAGGAAGTTCAGCTTACGATTGAAGAGAGGATAAATGAAATTGCACTGGCCAAAGAAGAATCTCACGAACTCCTAGTCAAGGCTAACGCAATGCTTGCTGAAGCTAACAGGCTCAAGAAAGAAGCGGAAGCTAAACTAGAGAATCTACGCGATGAAGAAAAAGCCCTAGATCCTCGCACTGATGCTGAAATCAACCGTGATCTGCTCAAGGCTTCGTTTGCAGAACGTATGCGAGCGGCTGGTGCTCAACGTGAAGCTCGTAAACTACTTGAGCAGGCAGGCCTAGTGAGCGAAGTCAGGGCGCTGACCGCCTCTCCTGTCGACCGTGCTATTGCTGCTCGAATCATTGCTGAGCGTCAGAAAAAGATGAAGTAAGTCATGGGAAATCGACCCTATCGCGCCAGTGCTACACAAGGCCAAATAAATAGGGTCGCTATCATCTCCGACTTTGAGCGAGCGGACCCTGACCCTGACCAGCTTACGCTACTAAAGCGTAAAGTTGATGAATACGACCAATTAGAAGTCAGTGATGAAACTGCTTGGTCTGATGCCGTAGCCGCAATCAGTAATGCGTATTATCGCCGGATGTTTCAAGGCGGAAATATGGATCGATTGCGCTTTAGGTATCTTGTCTATGGGTTTGACAATGAGACCCTTGAAGTAGTTTTTACTGAATTAGATACAGCTTTGCCGTAAGGAGTAAGTGTAATCATGAAGGGTCTACCTAGGTCTTTAGTATATGCTCTTACTGCCAGCGGTGAAAAATTAATTGAAGCTGCAGACGATGCAGGTCC